AACTCACTAATATGGGGATATAGTATTATCCTTTTTTCGTTAGTTGGTATTATCTTTTTAAACATAGATATAGGTTCAGATACGTGGAGTGATATTAAAAAATTACCGTGGGCTATGGTCCTTACTCTTATTATTATTATGTGGACCATTAGTTTAAATTTTAAGTATTTTACAGTCATCAATAAAGGAGATGTACCAAGTCAATATTATATGTGGTCTGGTTATTCTACCGTCTTGGTGATACTAATGATTGTTATTTCTATTGTGCAATATGTTTTAAAACAACAAAAAAATGCGGATTCAAATGAGTATGCAAGACAATTGTCTATGTATTCTATCATTATCTTTATTTTCAACTTGATTGCTGTTTGTATTCTTCAGGTTATACTAGACTGTTTTACGGTTGACGGTTAAGACATCAAATTTGGTTGTTAATCCTATATGAGTATCTGATTCCCAAATTCCTGATATACGAATATACACCTTATCTGTTTTGTATTTATAAATTGTTTTAAAATTAGAGACGCACAGTTCCTTGTTGATAAAACAGTTTAACTTGTTGAGAATACGGCGTTCAAGTTCCTGCAATTCTTCAACCGTTTTTTCATTGATTTCATTCAATAAAATTAATACCGAATTTAATGTAAAAGAATAAATGTTATAGTTTATTTTATAAAAAAGGTTATAGTTTGAAAATTTATTTGAAATTGGCTTATTAAAATAAATCTTATTATAATCAATATTTGATAATGAATAATATATATTCATACTAGACTAATAAATATATATATATTTAAATACTGATTCCATATTATGTTAATGAATGAATCCTACATTATCTATGGTCCGGAAAATTCATTAAAATATACAACCGCAATCAATATGATAAAACCATACAGTAAATCGGGGTTAAAATACAAACGTAAATTTGAAATTGATATTGATGATAAGAAGTATTTTAATATGAGTGATATTCATTTTGAAATAGACTTTGAATTATTGGGAACAAACGAATACGTATTATGGAATGAGTTTTATGCGTGTGTTACAAATATTATAGATGCAAGCATGGATTATGGAATTATTCTTTGTCGTAACTTTCACTTTATTGACCACGAACTGTTGAACATATTTTATACGTTTATGAGAAATCCAAAGATTAAATATATTCTTTGCACCAAACACCTTTCCTTTTTGCCGACCTCTTTAAAGGAAATCTGTCAGATTATTCCTCTTAAAAAACATAGTTCCGAGTCTTATGGTCTTGAATACAAACCTTTTTGCGATAAGATTGTTTCTTTTATTTTAGAGCAAGATGACCTTTTTCATCTGAGAGAACTCATTTATCAATTATCAACCTACAATTTTGACATTCACAATTGTCTCAGGTATATTTATTTTGAAATGGTTAAAACGGGACGATTGACCTGCTCTCTAGATTCTTTGATTCCTATCATTACGCGTTACAATACGAAATATAGGTCTATTTATCATCTTGAGCTGTTTATTCTTCATTTGAAAATGCATATTGGCGATTCGGTCGTAAAACGTCATTAGCCAAATTACACAATTATCATCTTCTACGCGTACCTCCCCTTATTTTTGATTTTTTTTTTCGGGAACCGCCTGTAATTGGTTCTTCTACTTTTTGAACATTAACACTTGTAGTTTTAGTACCTGGAGTAAATCCAGTAACACGACTTTTAAAAATATTACCTACATCAGAGACAGAAACATCAGAGTCAGGAACAGCAGAGACAGGAGCAGAAGCAGAAGCAGCAGAGACAGGAGCAGAAGCAGAAGCAGCAGAGACAGGAGCAGAAGCAGCAGGAACATCAGAGACAGGAACAGGAGCAGAAGCAGCAGCAGGTTCAGGAACATCAGAGACAGGAGCAGCAGCAGGTTCAGGAACATCAGAGTCAGGAACAGAAGCAGCAGCAGGAGCAGGAACAACAGAGGAAGATCTTCCAAAACCAAACCCGCCTCTCATACGTCTTCTCTTTGTTTTATTTTTACGATTCTTTTTGCTCATTTTCTTTTTAGTCAATACAAATGAATTAACCGCGTTTTTTAATTTTAGCATATAAATATAAATATATTTTTTAATTATGTATAATGGATTTGTACTCTGCGTGTGAAATACTTAATATAAATGTCTCAGATAGAAATAATTCGGAGCTTATAAAAAAAAAATATAAAAAGGCGTGTCTAAAATATCATCCCGATAAAAATGGAAACAAGGAAAAATTTATTAAGGTAAAGGAGGCCTATGAATTTATAAAAAAGTCCGAAACCTTTATGGACCAATTTGATGAATCTATCTTAAGAAAGTATGCGTATTTTTTAAAGACCATAGATTCGCCCCTCTTTAAACATCCTTTGTTTTTAAAATATGTTCTAAACCCCATTGAAAATCATTTGTCTGAATACAAAACATATGAGCTTAATCCTACCATTGAAAATCTTATAAATAAGGATATATATTATTTAGAAGAAGAACACATTTACATACCTTTATGGCATCACGAAATTATTTTTAATAAAAAAATAAAAGTTATTATTAAACCTGTTTTAAATAACTTGTATTTAGATGATGATAATAATATTTATATCAAACGCGAACATATTAATTTACTACGGATAAGTAATTTAACAAATGAAATAAATGAAAAAAGGGGTATTCCGCGTGTTAGTAAAGATATTTATGATGCATCAAACCTGTCAACTATATTTATACTTCTTTAGACCCATCCTTTTCCTTCTTCTTGACAACCTTTTTCTTTGCAGGCTCTGATACCGTATCGCTTACAGGCTCACTTAACAAAGGCTCTGTTAGAGTCTCGCTTGCAGGTTCAGATGCAGGTTCAGATACAGACACTGTTACAGACTGAGTTACAGTCTCAGATACTACAGGCTCAGATACTGCTGTAGACATCTTTTTCATATCAAAATTCTCTTCGTCACTGTCATACGTTTTCTCGCAAACAGATACATAACATTTTCCTTTCTCAAATGTCTCAGGCGACTTGACTGCTGCTTGACTCAACTTCCAAGTCACGCCGAACTTAGAACCCGTAATCCAAACACCTCCACACAAAAGCGTGCAGCAAACATTACTTCCTTTTTGTACCAACTCATCAGGAGTTGAACCTGAATCATTAGGATAAATTGGAGAACTCTTCAAATCAAACAAATCAAACTTTGCTTGTCCGTCCCAGAAAGGGAGTTTGACTTTGATAGTTGGTGCACGAGTCGTGTCATAACTTCCGTCATCCTTGTTCTTGGGGTATTTAAGAATAGGTGTCCAAAACTCTTTAACCACTTCAAGACTGCTATACTTTTTACCGAACCAATCACGCGAGTTTGCAAAAGCATCATTTACAATCTTTTCTTCCATTTCAGCCATCATTGCTTGAAGTTCGCGAGTTTCAGCACTTGCAAATTCTTCACGAGGAAGTTGAATCGCCATATCATAAGAAGTAGAACCATCATCATTTACGTGTTTATTTACACCATAAGTAAGCATCATAGGAGTATGAATCATCAGCGCACGGCGAGTCTTAGAATTCGTGATTCCAATACTTTTACCTCCTTTTGAATTTACTTTTGGTTTCCCGTAAATCATATTGGTTGCTGGTGAGAAGTCTTTTGCGTTAACAATTAGGTTAGCCATTTTACTATATTATTACTACCTAATTCTTTAAATCAATTTTTTTTTTATTCGCACCATAATATATAATATTCTTAATAATTGATTAAAATGTTTAAATATAAATATAATAAATATATAATGGACCTACCTTTATCTTATAAAGATTTTAATTTATTGGAAAAGAACTCATATACGATAAAACAGTTGCAAATGATAGGCGAAAAGTTTAAAGTAAAATGGAAAAATAAAATAAAACTAAAAATAAAGGAGGAGTGTTATCTTTTTCTAAAAAAGAATTATTGTTGTGTTTTAATACAGAAACTGTGGCGTAAATATTTTATAAAGTTATTTAATAAAACACAAGGACCCGCATTATTTAATAGAAGAATCTGTAATAATATTGATGATTTTTTAACAACCGAAAATACAAACGAGATTGATTATTATTACTTTATTAGTTTCAAAGACAGTGATACTTTTATTTACGGTTTTAACGCAATCTCTATACATAATTTAATTATAAGAAATATGAAATACAATCCGTATACGCGAAACCCATTTACAGAAGAATTAATAAAAAATGTTATGACTAGAATGCGTTATAATTTTATTTTGAATAAAACCCGACACTCCATCCTTGTTGAAAAGCCAAATTTCACAATTGACCAAAAAATAGGTACTCTCTTTCAAAAGATGGATTTTTTAGGTAACTATACACAGATTGAATGGTTTACACGATTAGACGAGCCAAAAATAAAAAAGTTTATATTAGAATTGCACGATATATGGAATTATCGCGCGCAACTTACTCCAGAAATAAAAATATTGATATGTCCTATTACCGCAAGCCCTTTTACTAGTATACCGATGTTTATGATTGAATACAATACAATTGATATTAATCTATTAAAACAATACAGTTATCACATTATGTGCGAATTATTAAATAAGGCTGTTTTAGAAGAACACCAATCATTAGGGGCCTATTACATTTTAACTGCGTTAACATTAGTGAGCGATTCTGCTGCAGAAGCAATGCCGTGGCTTTATAATTCGGTCATTTGACTTAGGATTCGTAAATTTCTCCTAAATTATTTTATATTATTTATTCATTTTTATTTTAAAAAACTTATATGCATTCACTACGCTGTTAAAAATAATATAAATAATATATGGATAAAATGAATATAAAAAGAATATACAAGAGATATATATAAAATGGCAATCAAGGAAGCAAAGACTAAAGCAACAAAGGCGCCAAAGGCGCCCAAGAATGTTGACACTCCAGTAAAGGTTGATGTTCCAGTACCCGAACCAGTTCCTGTTGTAGAGAAAGTTTCTGACCCTGTTACCGATGTAGTTCCAGTTGAGGCAGTAGTTTCTCTTGGCGCTCTTTTTACCAATCTAAACAAGACTGTTCACGACCTTACATCGCAACTAAGTCTTGTAAAGAGCGAACTAAAACATCTTGAGAAGTTTGTAGGTCGCGAGATGCGAGTGTTGGATAAGTTCAATGCTCGCAAGAACAAGAACAAGGGAAACCGTGCTCCTAGTGGCTTCGTTAAGCCAACCAAGATTAGCGATGAACTCGCAACTTTCCTTGGTAAGGAGCCTGGCACTCTTATGGCGCGCACAGATGTAACCAAGCAGATTACTGCTTACATCCGTTCTAACTCTCTTCAGGACAAGGCAAATGGTCGCCTCATTCTTGCGGATGAGAAACTAAAGAAGCTTCTTAACTATGACGAGAAGACTGTAGCCGACCCATCCCAGCATCTTTCCTACTTCAATCTTCAGCGTTACCTTTCCGGACACTTTGAGAAGAGTGTCGCATAAACTTTTAGAAAAGTTTAACAAATAGAAAAAATAAATATTTTAACTCTTGTGAGTGTTAAAATACTTATTCTAAGATACGTGTGAATTATTATTGAAACTCCAATAAGTTCCACTTGAATCGCTTGAAAAAACAAATGAAGTATTTGCACTTGGACTACTTGTTGAAAAGGTGGAACCACACGGATTTAAAAAACTATTACCATTTGTAATATTGTATGGAGAATTTTTTGTTGAATCTATTGTGTTTCCATTTGCGTCAATACTTCCAGATGGATAAGTGCTAATACCAGTTGAATATCCAGGGCTTGGTGGACTAGAAATGATAGATACTTCAACAAATTGTCTTTGATATCCAACATTTTCTTTAATCAACCTTACTTGATATTGATAGGTAGGGTCAGAAATACTATCTGTATAATAATTATAAAAGGTAATATTTAATATAGTCATTGAATATTGTGGATTTACAATGTTTTTATAATAAAATGTTTTTAGAACTCTATCATAATTTCCTAACAATATAGATGGTATATTACGAGGAATATTTATTTCTGAGTTTGTGTTGGCTGTACCAAACATTAATGCATTATTTGATGCCCAAAATAAATTATTTGAATAATTTGTACCAAAAAAATTAAAAACGATGTTTGCCATAGGAATAGGGACTTCTCCATCATCCAAAGTATTAGGAATATTTTGATATCCTGTATCTATGAATGAACCTGGTATAGTAACTTGTGTTAAATTTCCATAAATAGAACCTGGACCACTTACAATACCAATAGAATGCTCGCAATGACAAGTGTATCTACGGCGATCGTTTGCTAAACCCGAACGTAATTTACTCATATATTCTTATAATAATTTATCTTTACTAGGTTAACTTTGTTTTGGTTCTTATTGATGCACCAGGAGCCTTTATCTTCTTAGGTTCTTCAGGTTCTTCCTTTTTAGGAGTGCGTGTTTTTCTTGTCTTGGTCTTTGTCTCGGCTTCCAAAGGTTCTACTGATGGTTCTACTGATGGTTTTACTGATGGTTTTAAAGACTTTAGAGATTCTTCTGCTTCATCTATTGTGTTTAAATCAACTTCAAGGCCTTGAGGTTTGACCTTTCTCTTTTGTGAAGTTGTTTTTGTTTTTGACTCTTCTACCGACGGTTTTGAAGACTTTACTGGTGGTTCTGGCTCTGGTGCATTCAAATCAACTTCTGCTGGGTCAAAGGGTACGCTTTTGACCTTACTCTCTTTTGGACCATTTAAACTAGACCCCCTTATTTCATTCATTGGTTCTAATTTAGTCTCTAGTTTAGACTCTGTATTCAACGAGGTTCCTTGTGGCATTGACACAACCAACATATCCTTATACTTTTCAATTAAACTATCAGCAGGATAAGTGTCAAGGACTTCAAACGTATCTACCGAGACAATTACATATTCGGTTATATCGGTTTTAATAGACCATTCCCTAAATTCAGAATCGTCATAGACCATATCATCCTGGGTAAAGATGAATCGTATCTTTAAAAAGGGTTCCGAGACAATTAATGACAGTATCTTTTTATTTAATTCCTTTGCATATTTTTTAATAGACTCTTGAGTTGTTTCATTGAAATATTTCTTTGTTGTAATACTTTTCTTTATGAGATTAAGAAGATTTGTTATAATCCTACTATTTTCATCTTCTTGTACCTTCTTTTTTGTGGTCAACACTAAAAGAATTCCCTTATAAGAGTTCTTGGTAAGAGCAATCTTTTTATCAGGTTCATCATCATTTATTTTGGTTAAAAGATAATCAAATACATCTTCTGTATCTTTTGTTTCTGGTGTAGATGTTGCTTCTTCTAGTTCTAAAATAAGGCTTGGATTTCTTTCATAAACATCAAATAAACATAATGACCCTTCTCTAAAGGTTGATAAATCAAATACATCTGGAGATTCGTCTAAGGTTTCATACACGCCAATCTTTTTAACGACCTTATTATTTTTAATAGCATATACGTAACAATACGAAAGATTATCTTCTTGTATCACTAATCCAGGAGATATTTTTATGACGTGGTTGAAAATAGAAACCTCATATAGTTCGCTCTTTATATTTTGGTCGTTTGGTTCTAATTCGTCCACATTTGTTTTATAAGTTTTTGAACTAATCCGCGAATCAACAGCCATTTTATAATAAGAATATAATCTTTTTATGTTATTCAATTATAATTAATAGAAATCAAAAATTTTTCAATATATCTTTTATATCCATACATTTGAATTTTATTTTAGGTGTTATCTTTGGATGATTGGTAATATATTCTATATTATTATTTATGATTTCCATTTGTCCATTAAAAATCAAATAGTCAATTGACTCCTTTATAATAATATAGATTGCATTCAATAACTTATCATTATGTTCTTGTTGTCCGCTTATTTCTATACCACTATTGAGTTTTTTTTGTATTGAAATACATAGGTTTGCAATATTGTCTACACTGCAGATATTATTTTTCATTAAATTAATAAAAAAAGAAAGCATAGATTCCATCTTGTCAATCTCCTTGTTGTAATCGCAAAACTTGTCGTAATCTGTAGTAGAAGAGACGTATTCTATATCATTAAGTTCATTTAAATAAGTGTCGTAATGTCCTTGAAATACAAAGAAAAACTCCTTATTCAACGGTATCAATTCTGTATACAATTTTGAAAAGAATTTAGAATAAAATAGGTTTATGCTTACGATGTTAAAAATAGTATTTGTAATTTTATGAATATCTTCTATAGACTCAATTGATTTGACCAGTTCAAATAATTCAATCTTTAATTTTTCATAGTTATTTTCTGTCATTTTATTTAATATTTTAGTAATCTGAGCAATCTCCGATTGTTTTTTCTGGATTACCGTTTTCTTTATAATTTCTATAACAGGTATGTTTAATGTTTTCCTAATATTATTTAATTTCGCCATAGCCTCATCTGACAATGTACTCTTTTTCATTTTAAAAGAAAGGTCTATGATTGTTTCATAAGAGTACATATGTATTATTTCTATAAATATATTTATACGTTTTATAAATATATTTTAAAACTATTTCTTTTATAATGGATTACTATCAAAAAGAGATTAATAATTTATATGAGATAGGTAAAGAACATAGTATGATGTATGATTTTAAATTGCCGATTGAATACACAGCCCATAATAAGTTAAATGATATTATACGCCAAGATTTAGAAATAGCATCTCCCTCTATTTATAAATTCATTTTACCAGAGAATTCGCTTCTTATGAATAAGTGGTCTTCTATTTATACCACAGATACCTCTTTTTTGAAGGAAACCCAAAAATGGTTAAAAAATATTACCCCAAACACCTACGACTTTAATCCATTCTATCAAGAGTACCATACTTTTTGCACCGAGACAAATTTTATTGATAAGTACCAATACGTAGGTCTTAAATTTTTACAGAGATTAAATAACTCAAGTGCGTTTTTACATTGTCTCGGGTTGTATAATTTATCTTGTCCTTTGCTATCCTTGCTTTCGCCTTTATTTATTTTGATTATGCCATTTGTTATTTTAAAGTTACGTGGTATTCCTGTTACAATTCAATTGTATATTGAACATTTAAAACACGTATTATCAAATACAAGTTTATACAAACTAATCTCGGGATTCAATAAAGTTTCTTTTCAAGAAAAATCATCTGCAATTGTATCTATTTTTATTTATTTTCTTCAAGTTTACACAAATATAACATCTTGTATGTCTTTTTATTGCAATATTCATAAAGTCTATGATTTTCTTTTGAAATACAAAGACCATTTGTCTCGCTCTATGAATCTTGTAGACTCGCTACAATACATTAAACTATATCCTAGCTATTTGAAATTTTATCTTACGATGGAAGATTACCGTAAAAAGATGGAGGACCTTTATGCTAAAATAGAAGGTATTATTTTAACGGATTCAACCTTTATTAAAATTGGACAATTGGGTTATTTAATGAATCTTTATTACGACTTTTTTATGAATCCTGAACACAATTCAACCATTTTATACACTTTCTATCTTAACCAATACAATACAGATATGATTAGTGTTAAAAAACTTGTAGATGATAAAAAGTTAAACGCTTGCAAATTTAAAAAATATACAAAAATGAAGAAAATGTACTACTTGCCTCATATAGATAGTTCTATATCTAATGACATAGTTTTAAAGAAGAATATTGTCATAAGCGGTCCCAATGCTTCTGGAAAAACAACCATTTTAAAATCTTTACTATTAAATGCATTGATGAGTCAGCAGTTTGGTTGCGGGTGTTATAAATCTGCAAGGATAAAGTGCTATGATACCTTTCATTCTTATTTGAACATTCCAGATACTTCAGGGCGAGACAGTTTATTCCAAGCAGAAGCACGAAGATGTAAGGAGATTATTGATTTTATTAACACAAACCCTAATAAAACTCATTTGTGTATCTTTGATGAATTGTATTCCGGTACAAACCCGAGCGATGCAGTAATGTGTGCAAAACTCTATCTAAATAATATGAATCAATGCAACAGTGTTGATTATTTGATTACAACTCATTATGTTGATTTATGTAAATCTTTTGAAAATGACCCCCATCTTTATAATATGAAAATGAAAGTAATTGAAAAAGAAGATTGCATTGAATATTTATATAAGTTAGTTGAGGGTATATCTACCATAAATGGCGGAAAATATATATTAAAACAATTGGATTTGTGAATTAGATTTGTAAAAATAGTTTTCGTTTAAACCTAAATAAAAGAATATCGCATTTATTCATAATGAACTTCTCTTCTATCTTGGATATAAGCAGTTTTTTTATTGGAATGATTATCAATCTTATTTTGGTTTCTTTGATGTGTTATTACTTTAAACGAAAGTATGAGATTTTGGAAACCGCTCAAACAGAGCAGGCCAAAATTTTATACGAGTTATTAAGAAGAGATTCTACAAAAAAAACAGATACCTT